CGGAGCTAACGTAGCAGCAGCTGTTACAGCTTCAACTGCAGTTGGTTCAAGTTACGGTGCCGCTTACTACCCTTGGGTACAATTATTCAGCTCTAACTTAGGTAAGGCTGTATGGTGTCCTCCATCTGTAGTAATGGGTGGTGTATTCGCATTCAACGACCAAGTAGGTGCTGAATGGTTCGCTCCAGCAGGTTTAAACCGTGGTGGAATTGGATCAGTATTAAGAGCTGAAAGAAGATTATCTCAAGAAGATCGTGATACTTTATATGATACAAACATTAACCCATTAGCTTCATTCCCTGGAGAAGGTGTTGTAGCGTTTGGTCAAAAGACATTACAGAAAAAATCAACTTCATTAGACAGAATTAACGTTCGTCGTTTGTTGATTACCTTGAAAGGTTTCTTAGGTCAAGTAGGTCGTTCATTAGTATTTGAACAAAATACAGCAGCTACAAGAAACAGATTTATGAGCATTGCAAACCCTTACTTAGAATCAGTAGTACAACGTCAAGGTTTATATGCTTATAAAGTGGTAATGGATGATTCTAATAACACACCTGATGTAATCGATAGAAACCAATTAGTTGGTCAAATCTATTTACAACCAAGTAAAACAGCAGAATTCATTGTGTTAGATTTCACAGTATTACCAACTGGGGCAACATTCCCAGCGTAAGAGTTATAAACAATAATATTTATTAATAGACAAAATTTAACATAAAATGGCTGTATTAGACGCAAACCAAATAATGTTCACCGCTTTCGAACCAAAGGTGCAGAATCGTTTCATCATGTATGTAGACGGTATCCCAGCATACTTGATTAAGAAGGCAGCGTCACCTCAATTTGATGCAGGTGAAATCGTATTAGACCACATCAACGTTTACCGTAAAGTAAAAGGTAAAGTTAAGTGGCAAGATATGAACTTAGAACTTTATGATCCAATTACTCCAAGTGGTGCTCAAGCTGTAATGGAATGGGCTCGTTTGGCTCACGAATCAGTAACAGGCCGTGATGGTTATTCTGATTTTTATAAAAAAGATTTAGTATTGAATGTATTAGGTCCAGTAGGTGACATCGTTAGCGAATGGATAATCAAAGGTGCATATGTAAAAACTGCAAACTTTGGTGAATACGATTGGGCTAGTGAGGCAGCAATTAACATTTCCCTTACTGTTGCTATGGATTACTGTGTATTGAATTTTTAATTCCCTTCATATTTCTTTTCTTAGAGGCGTCTGCTTTGCAGACGCTTTCTTTTTCTATATATTTATATACGAACAAAATAAAAATGTTATATGAGCGATTTTAAAATGCCAACCGAAACGGTTTCGTTGCCTTCAAAAGGATTATTATATCCAAAAGACTCACCACTTTCTAAAGGTGAAATTGAAATGAAATATATGACAGCTAAAGAAGAAGATATTCTTACTAATGCTAATTATATTAAAGATGGATCAGTACTCAACAGAGTAATGCAATCATTAATAGTAACACCAGTTAGTTTTAATGATATATTAGTGTGCGATAAAAACGCTATACTGTTAGGTGCTCGTATTTTAGGATATGGTGCTGAATATCAATTTAAAAATTATAATTACGAGACAGGTGTTGAAGAAATAGTAAGTGTTGATTTATCAGCATTAAAAGAAAAAGAAGTTGATTTATCATTATTTGAAGAAGGTAATAATGAATTTACATTTAAAATGCCTTTATCTGGAAATACAGTAACATTTAAATTATTAACACATGGTGATGAACAAAAAATTGATGCTGAAATTAAAGGTTTAAAGAAAATTAACCCACAAGGTTCATTTGAAATCACAACTCGTTTAAAATATATAATCACATCAGTTAATGGTGATAGAGAATTAGCAACTATTCGTGATTTTGTTGATAATGGTTTAACAGCAAAAGATGCTAGAGCATTACGCGAGTACTATGCACAAATCCAACCAGATATTGATATGACTCACTACCCTGAAGGTGCAGAGGAGGGCATTTCTATTCCAGTAGGAATTAACTTTTTTTGGCCTGACTCAGGAAGATAGACCTATGATATTTGACCAAATCCATGAAATAGTGTTTCATGGAAAAGGTGGATATGATTGGAATACAGTGTATAATATGCCGATATGGTTGCGTCGATTTACGTTCCATAAAATGAAAAAGTTTTACGATGATGAAAATGAAGCTATAGAAAAACAAAATAAACAGCTTGAAAATAAAACACAAACATCATCTAAACCATTAACACCAAACGTATCACAACCCACATATTCAACAAGAGCGCCTAAGAAATAGGCGCTTTTTATATTTATACAGGTAACTATTACCTATTATTGTTTACTCATGGATGAGAAATTATTAAAACAAATTGAACAGTACTTAAAAGACTCAGGTCTAAACGCTATTGAACTTAGAAAGCGAATGGATGAGGTTAAAGCAAGTACAACAGAGTTTAATAGAGAATTAATTAATGCTCAGCGCCATTTTGCTGAAATGAATAATGAGTTTACAGATCTTGCCGATCAATTAAAAAATGTTGTACGAGATCTATCTAGAACTAATGTTACTTCTAAAGATATTAATTCAAGTTTTAGAAAAATCAGTGGTTTAGCTGATAAATTAAAATACGACTCTCAAGATATTAGTAGATTATCTAAACAAGATTTAATAAGTAATGGAAAAAAACTTCAAATAGAGATTGATAGATTAGCTAAAAGTAAAACTTTTTTAGATCAAAAATATAAAGGAAAAACCTTAGACGCTGAAGAACAAAAAGCAATTGAGAGTAAAAATAAATCAAAATTAGAAGAAATATCTCAATATAGAGAATTATTAGGTTTATTTGATGAAGAAGGAAAATTTTTAGATAAAAATAATAATTATTTAGTTAGAGCTCAAGACTTAAATTTAAAAAGATTAAAAGATGAAGAGGAAATTATTAAAAAATTAGGTATATCTGGAAAAATAGTAGATGGGATTGTTGGTTCTTTAGGTAAATTAGGTATTAGTAGTACTTTCTTTGAAAATTTAAAAGAAGATATGAGAGATACTGCTAAAGAAGGAAGTAAATGGGATGTGTTAATGACAGGAATAAAAGGAACTGTTTCTGGAATAGGACAAGCATTAAAAGATCCCGTTACCCAATTAACTATATTATTAAAGATTGCTAATTTCTTCTTTAAAGCTGCTCTAAATGCAAATGCACAAGCAGTTGAATTAGGAAAACAATTAGGATATGGAACTCAAAGAGCTGATGCTTTTAGAGAAAAGATGGTTGATATCCAAAACGCATCTGAAAATTTAAACGTAAACACAGCCACATTAACTCAAGCATTTGGTGAACTAGTAAAGGCAACTGGATTTGCTTATGAATTTACAACAGACCAGCTTGAAACTCAAATTAAATTAACTAAACAGGTTGGATTACAAGCAGATGAAGCAGCTCAAGTTCAAAGATATGCTGCATTGTCTGGTAAATCATCTGAAGAAACATATAGATCATTTGTTAGAGGTTTAGCAACAGCAAGAAACCAACTTAAAGTTGGTATTGATTTCAGATCAGCATTAGCTGAGGCTGTTAAAGTATCAGGTCAATTAGCTGCTAATTTAGGATATAATCCTGAGCGTATAGCTAGAGCTGTAGTAGCTATGAAAGCCTTAGGTACTACATTAGAAGATACTAAATCACAAGCAGAATCTTTATTAAATTTTGAATCATCAATTGAAAATGAATTAAAAGCTGAATTATTAACAGGTCAAGCTTTAAATTTAGAAAGAGCTAGAGCATTAGCTTTACAAGGTGATATGGCGGGTGTGGCTCAAGAATTAGCAAACCAAGGCATGACTGCTGTTAAGTTCTCTAAAATGAATGTATTAGCACAAAACGCTTATGCTCAATCTTTAGGAACTACATCTGATAAATTAGCTGAACAATTAAGAAAAAGAGAAGAAGCGGTTAAATCTGGTAAATCTTTAGCTCAAATAAATGAAGAAGAAGCAGCACAAGCTCTTGAAAGACAAAATGTTCAAGATAAGTTTAATGCTGCTATGGAGAAATTACAAAGAATTGTAGGAGATTTGTTAGCAGGTCCTTTAGGTTCCTTTTTAGATTTATTAAGTGGAGCTTTGAATATAATCAATTATATGGCTACTCCTATCAAAATAATAGGAGGATTATTTTTAGGTATCTATGGAACAATGGCTGCAATAAATGGAATAGGTAAAGCAATAGCAGTAACTGAAGGGTTATCTGCATCATTGATGGGTAGAAAAGCAGGATACCAAGCAGCTTCTTTAACAAGTAAAATAGCAGAAAATGTAGCAACAACCTTTGGTAACGCTCAAGCAGCAATAGGATTAGCTACTGAAGGAGGAAAATTATCATTCAGACAATTAAACTCAGCTTTAGAAAAGGAATCATTAGTTACTAAAGCAATAGCATACGGTTGGGCTCTTAAAGATTTAATTGTTGAAAGAAGTAAAGCCTTCCTTTCTAGAATAGGATTATTATCTTTAGTAGGGCAGATTGCAAAATACCCAATAATGTTAGCATTAAGAGGTACAGAAGCAACATTAGCTACTACAACAGCCGCTGCTACAGTTACAGCGGCAGAAGCCGCTTCATTTGGTGCTGCTACAGTATGGATTATAGCAGGTTTAGCAGCTGTTATGGCTTCTTTAGGTACTTATATGGCTATGAAAGATGGTATAGTTGATCCAAGCAAAGGCCCTGTAATGACTGGAGAGTTTGGTTCTGTACAATTAGATCCAAAAGATAAAGCAATGTATGGGGCCGATGGTAAAATTAAAGTAGGCACAGATTTAGCAGGTGGTGAAAGTGGTGGTGGAGGAGTATCTATTGATTTATCACCAGTAGTAGCAGCTCTTAATGAAGTTAAAGCGGCTATTGGTCAATTAATCAATAAAGAAGGTATAGTAATGATGGATAGTGTGAAAGTAGGTACAACACAAAATATGAACGGACGTTACAAAACGGCCTAATTTAATATTTATACATAGACAATTTTAAATTAAATAAAATGGCAATCATTAATCAAAAAGACAAAAGCAAATTGGGTTTGACAGCTAATAGATTAGAAGCTAGAAAATTTGGATATTTTGCTGGTACCGCAACTGATAAATTACACAATCAGTATTCAATTCACACAGATCCTAAAGTTAAATTAGTTAATTTTAATGGTTCTCCTAAAGTTAGACCAGAATCTACATTAGATGAATTAGATCCTAAGGCACCACGCAACCCACGTGCAAAACAATACAAATCAAAATCAGGTCGTAAATATAGCGATTTAGGTCCGACTGACGGTCGTTATTAATAAACAAATCAAGGAATGCCTA